CTAACTTTCTAACCATTATAAATCCAGCGTCTTTAAAATGCATATCTCTAGATTTAGGGTCAACATAAACATCAAATGGTTCTGGTTGTTTAATAATAACCTCTCCCATACCTAAGTCTTGATTAGGGTCTACATCTACTTGAAGATAACCTATTGATTTAGTTACAGCATCATTAATAGCGTTGGAGTATAAACATCCTCCTTCAGAATTATACCATATATAATCTGCTAAGTCTGATATAACACCCGCAACATCTGTATCACTACCTTCAGAAGCAATAGCTTGCCATCTAGGATTATTTGCAGTAGCATAAAAATTTAACATTTCTACTACAGGAGAAATTCTATTAATAGTAAATGTAGGCATACCTTGTTCTTCTAATGCTATTCTTTCATCTTGTGAT